ATGTGGAGTACGGCATGCGAGGTGGGGTAACACCACGTGAGCGTATGGGTATATTAGCAACAAAGGTGGCGATGTATGAGTGACAAAAAAGATATTGTTCTTTTTATAGTAGTACCGTTTGTTGCTTCTCTAGCATTAAGCGTGATGTATACAGCATATTACCTAGCTCTATCTTTTGCAGGTATGCCGTACCCATATATCATTGCTGTTTTACTCATGCTTTTAACGGTGATGATTACAACGATAATGTTAGCAGCTACAAGAGGATAACTAGAGAGGAGATGAATGGTTAAGAATATTATCAGATACATAGCGATGGTTGTTACAGCTGTGCTACTACCAATAGTAGTTTACTCGGCAGCGATATTGATATACAAATTCTACCTGTTCGTAGCGGGTATAGTATCACCAGAGAACAAAGAGTTTATGGCTTTCTTTGGTATGCTTGCACTAGCTATGAGTCTGGCGGGCGGTGTCATATATACCTGCGAACAGTACGAGATTAAGACAATGAAATAGGAGGTAGAACATGTCACTTAAACATATGACAACAAAAGAGTTTCTAAAGATGATTGACGTCATTGGGTTAAAGGCGGATATAAGAGCAGAAAGTATAGACATTCATCTGGACGGTCGCCGATGCGCTACTGTGTACAGACATAAGATGCTCTCGTTTGAGATGAACACAGAGACACTAGACAATCGAACTGCCTCCTTCCTAGCCGATACAGTACTATGCTACGTCAAGACACCTGTGGATAAACGAACACCGAGGGCGTGCAAGCTGAAGATACATGATACCGGTCTATATCTCATTTATATTAATAAGCAGAATATAACAGTTACTACAAATAAGAAAGCAGCCAAGGCATATAACGACGCTGAAACGTACGACGCTAAAGTGTTTGCAGAGAAGCAGGGTGTTGCATTAACTACGGAGATGGTTGATGTTGATGACTAAGTATAAGGTACAGGAAATTGTTGATAGCATAGAGATTGGCGTAAAAGAGCTAGAAGAATATTCAGGAATTAAATTGGACGATGATAACGTCATCTTGGTTTGTAATGCAATTGAGCTGTTTAAAGATAAAATCATCGATAAGATTGGGAGGCTATCATGAGTGATAAGATTAAGCCTGGCAAGTGTGAGCATTGTGGCCAGACTATCCAGGTGTACAAGTACAAAGTTACACCAGCCATGGTATACCTGTTAAAAGATATGGCACGTCTTACACACGAGCAAGTAAGTAATGGCTTTCTCGATCCACGCTGGATAGACATGGCATATATTGACAGACCTTACGGTATTAAGTCACAGATCACAAAGCTACGACTACATGGATTAGTAGCTAGGGTTATGGTAGACGACAGACAGGTAGCACGAACATGGACTATTACCCGTAAAGGCTGGGCCTTCCTTGGACGCGCACCGATCAACAGCAGGGTATTTGTGTATAACAATAAAGTGATCGGACATAGTGATGATATGTGTAGATTGCCAGAAGTAACAGGGAGGGCAGATGATTATATCGCTGAGCCTATCACACCAGAACAAAGTAAACAATTAATTGATAAGGAGGTTCAATGAACTACAACACACCAAAACTAAACCAAGAGACCAACGACAAGTGGGCACAGTTCGACACACTGAGTGATCACTTGCGCGGACATTGTAAACACCAAACGGAGGAGAGTATGACAGAATACAAGAAACACATTGGGCAATACGAACGAAGTTCGCGGTGGCAGAGCCGCAACGAGCCTAGCCCATACAACGACATGATGATTGACACACCATCACCAGAGGAGCTATTGGCTGAGCGTAACAGCGCAGCCTTGGGTGACGCAGTTCAGTCGTTCGCTATTCCACGAGCTGTCATTAAGGGCGAAGCCCCTGGCGCTGAGGCGCATAAGGGCGAGCATCCAGAGCCACACGATTGGCAGACGCCAGAGGCTGAGCCAGTCCAAGACACAATGCTTGAGATGCAAGAGGTTGTTGATGGTTTACCTGAAGACGAGCTACAATCTTATAAAGATCAGATGCTCGCAGAGATTAGCGATCGCGAAGCTATCGTTGATGCTATCAACCGCCGACTTGATAGTGTGCAGGCCAAGGCATACACACGAGGTGTACGCAGTGCTATCACTAAGCAGGTTAAGATGTAATGAACCTTAATGTTTTCAAGGAAGCCATCAAGAGAAAAGAGATTACAGTAGATGACGAGGGGCGGTATATTGATGTATTCTATAGTGGAAGGCTGTGCGCAAAAATTTCTATGGACAAGGACTTTGCGTACTTGATAGATACTAGCGTTGTGCCTATTACGTTTAGGCGGCAGTTTGCATCGATCGTAGAAAAGTTTACTAATGTACCGTTTCACAAGCGTCGCAACTACACAGTGGCAAAGCACAGTAACTACAAGTATATCAAAAGTATAGATACTGGTGATGAGGATGGCTTATTTATTGTGCGCGTTGAGATGACTCCCAATGTGGATGAGGCAGATAAATGCATCACAGAATATAAGCGCAGTGCTTTGACAGGATTGTTTGGCAAAGAGATACGTTACGTGGAGGTAAGTGAATAATGGACTATGCCAGTTTTAAATTAAACCTAATAGCTATTGGGTTAGACACCAGAGTAACAAATGATTCTGTGACTATCAGTGATGGCAAAGAACAGATAGGCGAAGTGTTTTTGAATGATATACACAAGTTTATTCTGGATACAAGACCACTCTCCACCGATCGAGCATCTAGACTGTTAAATAATATCTGGCTATTCAGTGCAACACCAACAAACTTAAGGAGGGCAAGTGAATGAACTACTACACATTTGTTAATTTGGCTGAGAACCTTGGGTGTAAAGTGCACCGTGAGATTCCGAGCAACAGGGTTGACGTGTATTATCACGGGAGAAAGGTAGCCACTATCTATCCTGGTGTAGGTCAAATTAAAATGACAACCAGATGTATACCAGACGACAAAGCAAAACGCATAGTAATAATCGCCACAGATTTTTCTCTTGAGCCGGACGTGTTTCGTTACAGGCACTACATGATACGACACCATAGCGGTTACTGGGTAAAAGAGTTTGAGGAGAAAGGCGATGAGGTAAAGCTGGTGCTTACTAAGGACAAGCAGTCAGCAGCAGGCAAGCTCACAGCAACAAAGAGAGAAAAGATAATCGAGCATAAGATTGGCGACATGTTCGAGACAGTGGAGTGTAACGACTGATGCTGAATAAACTTAAGAGCACCTCTGGGCTTACCGATGACGTTGGTGGCATTGAGACAATGTTGCTTGCTAAGTATATAGAGACAAACGGAGAAGGGATGCCGCCAGTGTTGCTGGAGTATTGTAAGAAAAAGATGAAGGATGCTAGCGCAGTAAAGAAAGCTAAGAAGTTTATCGAAGCGCGAGAGTACACACAAGAGTATATAACAAAACTAATAGACAAGATGGGAGATAAGGTGACAGAGGAAGAGCTTAGAGCAGATAGGGATATTGCCAAACATAAAGAATATATTGAAGGTTTAATGCGGGAGGAAGAAAATGAGTAAAGGTTTTAAAGAGCAAACAGAAGAATATCTGGATAAACTACGAGAAGTACATAATGAATCAATTGACTTTGTATTCAAGAGCCCTGAGAAGTGGTTCGAGGATGAGTACCGCCGGGCACAGATGATGCGGCTAGCTAAGGGTGTTGCCATCGCTACATTCTTTGATGACTATGTCGTATCTACCATGAAGGATATGCGTAAGAAGCTGCCTGATGCTGTAGGCACAGACAAGGCAGGCGCTAACTTTCTGGCTATGATCTACGCAAGCAACTTTATTGAGTCAGCTATTGAGGTATTGAATGATAACACCGAAGCAGATCAAGAGACAAAGAAAGAAAGCTAAACTAAGCCAAGAGTATGTGGCCTCCATCATGGGGGTCACTAGGCAAACCTATGCAAAGCTTGAGAAAGATCCAATGGGTATGACAGTCAAGCAGTATGTAACATTTGAGAAAATAATTGAAAAGGTAGAAAATGCTAAAGCTAAACAAATGGGATGACCTCGCTAAGGAATTGGATGAGGCTGTGTCCAATCATCTAGATAATAGATTAGATGGAGAGCTTAATGTACTCCGAGAAGAAATAAAAAAACAACAGGTACTCAAGGTTGTAACCGACAACGGGGACAACCTGGTTAAGGGTGTGAAGCATAGCCAGCTACCAAGTCTGATCAATATGGTAGGCACTGGGCTTAACGTTATGCTTACGGGTAGTGCTGGTAGCGGCAAGACACATGCAGCAACACAGGTAGCAGAAGCGCTTGGTGTAAAGTTCTATGCCCTAAGTGTTGGTGCACAAACCAGCAAGTCTGACATTGTCGGGTTCATTGATGCAGGTGGTGCATATCGTACTACTCCATTCCGTCAAGCCTATGAGAAGGGCGGTGTGTTTGTGATGGATGAGATTGATGCAGGCAACAGTAACGTACTAATCCAGATCAACTCCGCTTTGAGCAATGGTATCTGTAGCTTCCCTGACAAGCAGGTCAAGGCACACAAAGACTTTCACTTTATTGCTACCGCCAATACTTATGGTAAGGGCGAGAGCATGAAGTATGTGGGGCGTAACCGTCTTGATGCAGCAACACTCGATCGGTTCACAATCTTTCATTGGGAGATTGACGAGAAGGTAGAGCGTGCTATTGCTGGTGATGATATAGCTATCTACAAAGCTATCGCTGCTGCTAGGTCATACTGTGAGAGAAGCGAGATTGATGCGATGATCACACCACGCACAACACAGAAAGCGGTGACCCTCCATAAACTCAGCTGGTCTGTCCAGGGTATCTGGGAGGTAGTGCTTAAGCCATATGTGCCGAGTGAGTATGTCGATGACGTTATAGCCAAGGCCAACGAGGCTTACGAACACGCTGCTTCTAGTAGTCTGTTTGGGAGGTAGTATGTTATTACCTCGTGATTGGGCTGAACTAAAAAAGGATGGCAAGGTGACTACTGGCCTTCTGAAAGAGAAACTAACTAGTGGTGACGAAAAAACAAGGCCAGCAGTATATGCACCAAACATAAACGCGCTTGTTGACTACGTGTCAAAACATATTCCAAAAGACGGATCAAGTATTGAAGTTGGGGATAAAGAGTGGTTTGGTACATCATCTTTAGAGGGGGCTATTGATCTATTTAGAAACAACAGATCAGGTTTGTTGCCGAAAGGTTTCAAACGACACAAGATAAATAACGTACACTCACTTGGTATAGATGTAGAGTTTGATGTTACTGGTGATTACTTAGACATAGGTAGGTATATGTCTGGAGAGCCTGAAGTGTTCGGTACGAATATCAATGGTGACCTAACAGGTAAGGTTGTTAGTGTGTATATCAATGCTAGTGTCACAGCATACTGGAGTGCTGAGGAGGTTATGCAGGGCGCAGAGAAGCTTGCTGAGACAATCAACGCCTTGTATATAAGCGGGGCTAAGGTGTCTACTACATTCATGAGTGCAGAGGAAACGCAGTGGATAGAGGTGAAGCTGAATGACTTTGGTGATCCACTTGATCCTGTTGACCTGATTGCTGTGGCTAGCCCCGCCTTCACTAGACGATTGTGTTTTGCTATCAATAACTATTTCGGTCAGATGCACTTAGGTACAATAGTTGATGTACTAGCCAACCATAAAGATATGTTGAACCAGGGCGAGGATTTGGCTGTGTATATTACACCGGATACGATACCGCACTTTAATAGAACAGGAGCTGTTGATAAAGCCATTAGTGATATAAAGGAAGCTATCGAATGGGAGAATACGAAGACCTTAGTGCTGAAGCCCTAATGCTTAAAGAGCTAAGTGAAGGTGAAAGGTTGGAGCTGTCTGTCAATGAATCTATCAGCGACATGCAGCGCCACCTCTCCCTCATCGGTGATGAGATAAGGCTATGCGAACAGCAGGCAAAAGCTTTTGCAATGATGGCTGAGTACTATGTTGAGGATGATATAGATGCAGCTGAGCAGTATGCAGAGCTAGCAAAGAATACAAACGAATTAAGACGTAGGCTATTCAAATACCTACGAGAAAGGAGAAAGGAAGCGCAGTGGCAGACGACAAGGTTGAAAAAGCTGTTGAGTCAAAGCTCAGAGAAAAGCGAGCCCAAGCCGTCCTAAGGGATGTAAAGAAACTATCTAGTGAAACCCTTGAGGACATTGTCATTGGCGGTGAGCAAGAGCTATCTACCCGTGAGTCAGCTGAGGAAGGTGGTATTGTCCATATCTCTGATATTGCTGATGAGATTGAGGAAGCTGCTAAGACATGGGGTAAGGTGTCTGGTCTTACCACTGGACTGCCTAGTCTTGATGAGAGGATTGGTGGACTCAAGCCAGGAGAGCTTACCCTTATTGGTGGTGAGACAAACAATGGTAAGTCTGCCCTTGCACAGAACATTGCAGTGAATGTGGCCAAGAACCATGGTGTGCTATTCATTACACTTGAGATGCGCAAGGGAGAGGCAGGCTCACGCTTTCGCCATATGAATGGTGGAACTATTGAAGGGCTGGACATTTACTTTCAAACAGAGTATCAGATTGACTACCGACACTTAGAGAAGATCTTTGAGTCTGGTATTGAGGAAGGTGTTGAGCTAGTAGTGCTTGACTACTTGCAGTACCTTGGTCGTGGTATGACTCATGAGGAAGTAGCAAAGATGTCTAAGCTCATGAAGCAGCTAGCCCTTAAGTATGAAGTGCCGTTCATTGTCATCGTGTCACTACGTAAGGCAGAGAATGGTAAGTTCAAGCGCAAGTGGTTTGAGATTGAGACAGAGGATCTGATGGGTACAGCAGCTATTGGGTATGACGCAGACGTTATCCTAGTAGCATCACGTAAGAACCTAGACAATGAGTTTGAGACAGACAAGTTTTACTGTAAGGTGGTGAAGGCACGCAACATGGCTATCGATTACGAGAAGCGTATTGCTGGGTTTGACTGGGATAAGACACGTATTACTGAACCAAAGGATGGATGGATTCCTACCTCAGCAAGAGATGTGACTGAGGAGGAATTTAATACCAAGTTCGGATTTGGCAAGACATACCGTGCATAACATATTTAACAACCACAACTGTTGACAGCCATATAAACTATAAGGTAGAATGAGAGTATGGAAGCATACGAAAATGATGAATTGATTGCAGAGCTATATAAGAGAGGTGTAGATATTGAACGTATCTACGGTCTCTACTTTGAATTAGACTCACAATCAAACAGAGATTTAGCAGTAAATAATTTAGGATTAGGAGAAGATATAGATGCCAGCTGGAGTTAAGATTCCAACACGTGATCTACTAAATGGCACACCGCCAGCTACACGGGTGCGTACATTTGGTGATAAGGTGCACGAGCTGTTAGTAGCAGACAATGAAGAGAAGATGGCAAAACATATTCCATCAGGTAAGGTGAGTGGTGGTAAGCTTTCTCGCCCACTGCTGTGGAACGTGCTTAGCCTTATCGGTGTGCCAGATCCAATTGACCCATACCTGTTAGGTAAGTTTGTTCGAGGTAACGATGTAGAGGATAGGGCTATCAAGTTTCTTACAGGTATTGACGCAAGTAAGGTAGCAGACAACACACCAGTAGAGGCAGAGCCAGGTAATGTACTCGCAGGTACGTTTACATTTCAGAAGCCTGGTAGCTATCGTGGTGGTGTTGGGTATATCGACATGGCACAGGAAGTTGGGGGTATGACAGTGTACCACGAGATTAAGTCTGTTACCAAGATGGCTTATGATCGGGTAGATAAAGAAGATCAACCATACTACCACCACGCAATTCAATTAGCTTACTACTGTCTGGGTGATAACGTGTCTGAGGCATACTTGCAATACTTAAATGCCGATGACTACCGAATCACCTCGTTCAAAATTAATCCGCTCGAATATAAGGAGGAGATAGATAAGGAGATAGATGATCTAAAAACAGTATTCATTACAAAGAAACTACCGCCATTTGTTGCACTACTAGACATGCACAAGGTAAAGCGGTACAGGCAATATGAGGATTGGAACTGGCTTACACCAGATCAAATGATGGACAAGCTGCAAAACCAATTCCCAGAACAATATAAACGATTTATGGAGATGACAATAGATGACTAAGGAAGAAACCAAGCAGCACATCGCTGACATTCTCAAAGGCTATGATGGTGGGCTTATCTGTATCATGCGTGCAGATGGTAAAGCCCTTATCGCTGGAGAGGGCAACATTGAAAGCGGCGTGGCTATGCTCGAGCTGATGCACCAGACAATGGAAGCTTACGCTGAGGATCTAGAAAAACAAATTAAACGAGAACTAAGGAGCACAAAATAATGGCACAATTCTATAACCTAACATCATTCAGCCCAATGGGCGAACCATTCAGCACACAGCACGGTACATTCCAGGGTTACTGGTGTACGTTCGAAGGTGTTGACGGTGGCGTCATGCTGAACAAAAAGCAAGGTAACGTACCTACCACTGGTAATATCTATGGTGAGCTTGTACAGATGACCAGCAAGAAAGGTACGAACTACTGGAAGTTCAAGGGCTTGCAAACACCACAGGGCGTCACAGCGCCAGCTACTCATACCGCACAGCCAGCTGCTCAACCAGCGCTATCGAGCACACAGCTTGATGACATGGCTGAGATGCTGCTGTCTATTAAAGAGACTGTGGATGCTATTGCTAAGAAGGTTGGTGTTGAAGTAATCCAGATCCAACCACAACCAGCCCCGGCGGCTGTACCCGCTAACACTATCGCAGAGCAGCCAGGTCAGCCTATCAGCAATGAGACCCTTGATAAGGTCGGAGAGTTGTTCGGTATCTAATGAAGACTGAGGAGGTTATTAATAAACTCCGCCAGCTCAAGCTTGATTATGTAAAGCAGAAGGTGGGACAGAATCCGGCTGTCCTGCCTTCCCACCTAGCTGAGTTTCTTGGCTATGCTACTATCCTGTATGACCACTATGCAGAGTTTATCCAGGCCTATCGGCAACTAGAGTACAAGGTGCTTAGTGAAGAGTCTGGAGATAGGGCAGAAGCTTTGGAGGCTGGTAAGCGTGTGAGTATGGCAGAGATGGAGCGTAACATTACACTACGCATGGCAGAGGTGAAGGGCAAACGTGAACGTCTAGAAGCTGTAGTAAAGGGCGTTACATTACACATCAACGGTTGCCAGTCACTGATGCGATCATGGGGAGATGAGGCAAAGGGTGTACGATGAGAGAGCGAGACAGGAAGCGTATAGAAACTGTAAACCGCAAATGGGGATCATGGGGCAAGATGTTAGAGGAGAGACTACATCCTGCCTACCGTATCCTTGGCGGGTATAATGGAGGTATAAGGCGTGTCAAAAAAGGGTTTGCCAGGATGGACAAAGAGAGGTTTCGGGAAATGGTGGAAAACCGAGAAAGGGATAGCCGCGGTAGATTCATTTCTAAAGCGGACGCTGAGCGGCTTGCCACCGATAGAGAGAGGGAAGCCAGAGAGTATCGAGACGAAGTACATAGTCAAGAGCGATCTGTCCCCCGTAGTGTTTTACCGCAAGAAGAATGCACAGGATCTAAAACATTTGCTATCAATCTCGAATCATCCAGCGGAGATAGTGAGAGTAAGAATGGATAGCGAAGGCTATATACTGGAGGAAACTAAACTGTGAGGAAGTTTATCACATGGCTCAAAGGCCTCTGGAATAAACAAGAGATTGCATTAGAGAGAGACATTGCAGATCAAATGTTTACCCAGAAGGACATGAAGGAAATGTACCGGCTTGGAGCTAAGAAAGGTTACGAACTTGGCTTTGATGCTGGTAAAGAAAAAGGCCTGCAAATTGCAAAGCAGGCAGCGAGTGAGATGCTAAAGCGAGCACTCAATAGTTAAGGTTAGGCCTCTCTCTGAGGCCCTTCCTTAGCCATCGAGCATATCACCATAATACCCAATCAGTCGTTCAAGTTCGATATTGGATATTTTTTCACCAGAGGTTTTTCTTTTGAGAAGTTCATTTACATGAGCCTCACCATACTTATTGATCATGAACTTGTAGTACTCTGGGATATTGCCCTCATCAAACCTATTGCACCTACGACACTGGGCGTGTACGTTTGTCTCATCCCAACGGGTGGGCATCCACTTACGGTTGATAAAGTGCCCTGCATCTGCCTCCTCATAAGGGAGTGTGCGTCCGCATGACACACAGATAAACACACCGTCCTTGGTATCTCGCTTACGGATATACTCAGAGAAGAGTCTATCCAACTTATTGACTAGTGATTTTCTATTTGATTTACGTTTCTTCATACATCCATTATACAACAAGAAAACCCCTACCGTACAGGGGGGCAGTAGGAGTCTTCTTGATAAGGAGGAGTTTTATGTCAAGTGTTTATTTTGACACTTATATTGTAGCACGGAGCACTCAATGGTGCAATACTAGTTCTTCAAAAACCAGTCCCTTAGTGCGTCTTTTGTTTGCCATTTCTGGATAACCATATCTGCAAACGTACCAGTATGGCCAAGCTTCTGTAGCCAGCTAATCTCTAAGGCGTGTAGGTGGTAGCCTGTAGCGCCTTGAGACTTGAGCCACGCCATCCATCGGTCGCGTACTGTACCGTCTCCTACTGGTGTTGCTGGAGCTTGTGGGCGTGGAGGCTCTGGTGCAGAGTCTGTAATACTTGGAGCTGAGATAAGCATGTCAGTAGGCGCATTAGCAGTACCACGGGTATCAAGCTTAAAGCCGACTATGTCATTCGGGTCATAACCTGAAGCAGTATACTCAATCGTATATTGCTTCCAGCTACTGGTTAGTGTGTGATTTTTCTGGCCATAGATATTCCATCCACCAGCACGACGCTGAACCATCATAACGAAAGTACCTGTACCTTTTGCCCAGATATTAAAGTAGGCATGGTCAGGGAAATTGTTTTTGCCCATAAAGATAAGCTGTGATGTGGTTGGGTTATTAGCAACAAAAGCGTATACAGGCTTACCATCGACTGGCCCTTTCTCTGTCGAAGGGTTTAATGCTGACCCTGGTTTAAACCAACTATTCAGATCGTCATTAGGTAGACGGTTCTCTTGAGGTGCGGGTGCAGCCCCTCCCCCGCCACCACCTGAGTGACGAGAGAGAAAGCTTTCGATATGGAATGGCCGGAGATACCCGCCAAACATTACCGCTTACCTGCTTTGGCAGCCACAGTCACAAGACCAGCAGCCTGCAGACCAAAGGCAATACCTTCGTACAATACTGCGTCTGTGAACACAAAGTTGCCAGTTACAAAGTGGTAACCAATACCAGCAGCGACAGCAAGGATCACCTTGCCAATACCACCCCACTCTTTTTTGTTGAGCATGTCAAAGATCTTGACGATTGCTGGTACGATAAGTAGACTTAGTGCTTCCATTGTTTTCTCCTATTGTTTTTTAAAGATACCTACAATAGCGTCTAGAATGGCCTGTAGTAGGTTACGAATGTCTTTTAGTATAGTTGTAGTCTCTTCAGCCTTAGGCTGCTCTGAGGGGCTCTCAGGGGTCTCTGCGGGCGTTTCTGCTTGATGAGCATCATCGGGCTGCGGAGCACGGTCTTGAGTAGATGGTTCTACTTCTGGTGCAGGAGTCTCGGGCTGAGGTACAACCTCGGGCTGAGGCGCAGGCTCAGGAGCTGGAGTTTCAGGTTGAGGTTCTGGCTGAGGTTCGGGTTGAGCTGGGGTCTCAGGCTCTGGCTTTGCAGCACCTTTGCCTTCATCCTTCTTCGCCTCTTCAGCAGCGCGTGCTTCAGAAGCTTTCTGCTCTTGGCGTTGCTTGCTCTCTGCACTATTAAGCAGATCTTGCTCTACCATTGTCCAGTTCCAACCATTGCGGATCTGGTTACGGTAATGCTCAAGCCCTTGTGAATCTGGTAGGCGGCCAAGGATGTCCTGGTAGAGACGACTAATCTCGTGTGTCTCTGACTCATATGCCTCACGTAGTGCACGATTACGAGCCTCTACCCGCTCTGCTACAACCTTACCTTCTGCGCTATTGATAAGATCCTGCTTGATCTGTTCCCAGTTCCAGCCCTTATCAATCTGGCTAAGGTAGTGTTGCTTTGCTGCATCATCTACATCACGCTCAAGGATCTGGTGATACAGACCGTTCAAGAAATTAATCTCATCTTGGCGATCACGCACAGCCTCTTGCATTGTGCGGCCATCACATGAACCGCTCCAACCTGTGTAGACAGGACGGTACATACCAAACCATGCAAGCAGCTCTTCAATTGAGTGGTAGACATTACGAGCACCTGAGTGAACCTCTGAGTCGTGAATATCAATACCGCCTTGGTGGCGCTTGATGATAAACACGTGGCCATCTCCTGTGTATTCACCGACAGTAAAGTCTAGAAACCCATACACCCACTCATCCCAGGGTAGCTCACCTGTGTTAATACGGCCAGCGTTTAGCTCATTAAGATACGCAGCACGTGCTCTTGGTGTGCGGCTAGGGGCGTTGGTAGCGTCGTCTACATACTTCAAACACCAGCCACGTTGAGCTGGAATGTTGAGGTTGGGGTTATACACCTGAGCCACTGTCACCCCCTAACTGGTCTTGCTCGACAGGAATGTCGACTGCTGTTGGAAAGTCGTTCATAACTTTTCTCCCTTTTAAATGTTTATACAGTTGCTATCACCATCGATCTTGTATAGCCGGCGATACGCGGTATTAGCTTCACCATCGTACTTCCATGCTACCCATGATGTTTGGTTGCCTGAGTTATCCTTGACGTTGACGCAAGCCAGCTGAGGGGATGCACCGTCTTTGCCGTCTTTACCATCAACACCGTTAGTGCCATTACTTCCTGCCACACCTGTCGCCCCTTGACATTTACCGCTAGCGCAATACTTTGCTACTGCCTCTGCTACCTGCTCGTCTGTAGCGCTTTTACCGTCTTTGCCTGTCTTACCTGTACACTGACCGTTCTCGCAAAAAGCAGAAACCGCCTGGAGTACCTGGGCGCTTGTGGGAGATTCAGAACATTTGTTTGTCAGACAGTAGGCCTTTACAGCTAGGGCAATCTCTTGTGTGGTAGGTGGTCTACCATCAGCTCCATCCTTACCGGTGACCGTGCCAACCTCCCTGGACTCACCTGTTGAGTATGTGACTACTAGATTGCCTGATCCATTTAACCGTGCGTCTACAATCTGGGTAATAGGCTTTTCTATTTTTGTTCCACCACTGATGGTGATTGATTGGCCGGGTTGAAGGGTGAGACTCTTGTATAGAGTATAGATACTAAATGATAGGCTGAACAACATCATCACTGTTAGAATCTTAAGTAGCCAATCTTTCTTGATCCAAGCAATGATATTGTTCATCACATGCCTCCGTTTTTGCTGAGTAATGCAATAGCGATAGGAATGAATGATGTGAGCACTGCACCTACAACCAAACGGAATAGCCACTTATTGCGCTCTTTGGCGTCCTGTGCCGCGTCCTTCAGTTCTTTTACGCCCCCCTCCAGATCGTGTACCTTGGCCTCTATATCTTTCTTGTAAAGCTCAAGCATATACACAGGGACAAACATTCCCTCTTTGCGAGTCTCGTGGGCCTGAATGGCGTTGTCGACCATCTCTTTAATCTCCCACCGGTTCATTGATTGATTCTCTGCCATTGTTTGTTTTTACCTTTTTACACTATTATACACCAGCTATTTGCCAGTGTATAGTAGTGCCCTATTTGTTAAGTATTACTCAAATCGCTTTGTAAACTCGATGATGACATTGATCTTACCGTCCTGTCCTGAGGTGTAGGTAAGCTGTCGTTTACCACCAAAGTCTGCGAACTTGAGGATGAACACCTGGGTGTTAGGGGAGGCTGGGTTACGGAAGTTGTTGGCCCATCGCTCACCCGTATCGCCGATATTGATACATGCGTCTAGGCGTACAAGCTCATCGATATTGGCTACAACATCATCGATACCATATACCTTCTCAACACCATCACCACGTCCTTGGAATGATAGACACTTGCGGTATACCTGCTTACCCATCCATTCAAATCCAACTACTGGGCGAATCTCTGACGTATATCCTGGCAGTGTAGACAGTGGGCCGTGGTTGTAGCTAACTACTCGTTCAATACCCGATCCGTTAGTGATTACCTTTGCGACAAGGATACGATCAGCACGGGCTGTTGGTGTGTCTGAGTTGAGGCTGTACTCATCAAAGTACTCTGTCTTGTTTGTGTCAATGCTCACATACGTGTCCTTATTAGGAGAGAACGTATGCTGATCGGTCACCTCTTTTACGTAGCGGCGTCCATTGATGTAGTAGACAATCCTGCCCATGCTTGCACGAAAACCAGTCTGCTTAAAGTAGAGGCCGGTGTTAGGTACGATGTGGTCGCCAATGTCCTCGTCGATGAACTGGGTAAGAGTGTTAGGGAGGTTTAGCGCTTCCTCTAGATCCTCTGCAGTAACGTTCATCTCAACTACCGAACCCTTGAGGTGAGAGGTGGCTGTAGTTCCACCAAGCCCTCGTGCTACACCGCGTAGCTGGTTGCCTGAGATAGACCCAAACGAGATAATCTCCCGCTTGTCTTTGTTGCGTGCCTCGATTACCAGACGCCCTGGGGCTGTCTTTGGAGGTTTCTCCACAGTAATGGTTGTGTCTGTTGCGCTAATCTCTGCGAACAGTTTTGTTGAGTAGAAGTTTTGCCAAGCCATTGTATATCCTTTTCTTCTTATTATAAGTTATTTCTTGCGTGATCGTCCAGTGGCGCTAGCACCAAGCTTAGCCCGCGTACGGCTTCCACCGCTACCTGCCTTAGCTGCGTTTACTACGGCCTTGAGAATGTTGAGGTTAGCCTCTTTAGGTTTGGTTGGGTTGTATACAGGAGTAAGCTGTGTAGTGGTTACGTCATTGAGGGCGTTCTTTTCGTAGTCGCTCCTACCGCCACCACCGCTGTATCCGCCTGATCGACCACCAAATCCTTTACGGGCAAAGCCACCTCGTGCAAATCCACCGCCTCGTGAGAAGCCACCCTTCTGGTTCTTGTCATAGTTGGGGTCGAACCCAAAGCTCTTGTTGAAGTACACCTCTGGTGAGAGTGGTGGGTAGCCCTCGATCTTACGCATAGCGTTGACACGAGCAAGCCTGTCCCTATTGTATAGTTCAAAGTTAGCCTGCATCTGAGCTTGGTTCTCTTTGTAGTATGCCTTTGCTGCGTCTGGGTTGCTTGCCTTTAGCTGGTAGTACTGCTTGATCATCTCAGGCTGCTCTACTGGCATAGAGGCTTCCTGGTATGCCTTCACCCGCTCGTTCATAGTCTTGTCGTTAGAAGGCTTAGACTTGTAATACTCTGCCTGGGCTTTGTAGAATCCGTTCTGCGCTTGTTCGAACTGCTGATACCAAGGCTCTGTAGCGCGGAGAATCTCCTTGGCTTCCTCATCCTCGCCTGTTGGGCGGCTACGCAGTTCAGACACATACTTGGCCTGCTGAGGTGTAAGGGCAAAGATTGGATCAACTGGCTTACCGTCCTTCTTGTATTGGCGCACAGCTTGCTCTTTCATGAAGTTGAACAGACGACCAGAAGTATCACTGTTGACAATGTCCCACTTCTCTGGGGTGATTACGTCACCAACCTTACGACCAGTCTCACGATCCTTGGTTGGGTTGTTAATCTTGAAGTATGCATCTACCAGATCAGGGTTTTGTTTGAGGAAGTCATTGACCTTGTTGACGTTGTCCTCATAGTAGTTTTGTCCATCGATACGCTTCTGTCGTGCCTCTTTGTCGTTACTCTCTACCTTGAACCCAAGTGAGCGGGCTACTGCCTGGCCTAGGTCACGCTTCTTGCCATAGTAGTCTTCACTCTTGGTAAGAGCTGAACCAACGGCGTCTGCCTCTGAGGCGAATGGCATGTAGGCCATCAGAAGGTGCTTGATACGGTTGTTGCGCTGCTCTTCTTCAGAGGGCTTACCATTGAGCGAGGTAATGTTCTTGCCATCCTTTTCGTAGATGATCTTGTTCTTTGGATCATCAATCTGCCGCCCCATAAAGTCACGGTTAGCCAACTGTTCTGCAATAGGCTTGAGGGCCATTGAGCTAACAGCCTGCTCTGGTGCGAACACAGTATCACCTTGGGCGTTCTTACGGAATGGAAGTGATAGCGGGTTGAGCTGATCAATCGTAGCTGACGTAGCGTCCTTGTTGTCTGGAGTGATTGGGAAGTTCATACCTACTGCACGGGCAATGTTTACTGAGCTATCACCTACTGGAATGTTGAGCGATACATCCTTATCCCGGCCTGTGAGTGCTTTGTTGATGAGCGAGGTAAGCGGGATACGTGTCTGGCCTACAGCTTCCTCACGAGCGTTGCGCTCAGCTTCTGTTTCACCAGCAGCCTTACTTGCTGCATCAGATGCAAGTGCTAGACCACCAACACCAGCTGCCAGACCTAGTGGGTTGTTCTTTGCGGTGTTCTTTGTGATACGACCAAGCTCTGGGATAAAGCGAGCAAATGGCTTACCAAGTACCGGTGAGTCTGCAACCATATTGATAGCTCGACCAACGTTGTCATAGTCCTGGAATTGCTCACGGACAACACGCATAGCAGCATCATCACTATAGCCACGAGACTTTAGCTCACGATAGGTTGCAATCTTGAAGGCTTCGTCTGTGCCGCCGTAAAAACTGTTCAGCCCCTCTAAGGCCTTACGTAGGGTGTTGAAACTTGGCTTCTTGGTGTCAGTAAGGAGTGAGTTGATCTTCAGGGCTTCACTTTCTTTTGCGCCACGTAGTGCACGGCCTGTGTCAGATCCAAGGATGCCAGCCTTTGTGAGCTTGTAAATGTCTGCATCAGCCTTGCCAGTCATCATATCCCGAGCAGCACCAAGAGCGCGAGCAGCGGCAGTAGCTGGGTCGATACCAGCGCCGGTTGAGAATAGGGTAAGGTTAGATCCAATGTTACCAACGTGTGTACCTGGTGAACCAACTGTCTTTGTCCACTTACCTGCACGGTCTAGCTTACCTAGTACGCTACCCTGGTATGCATCTACCAGGTTATTGGTGGCGTTAGCAATCTTTGAGTTAAAGATAGGGCTACCTTGGATTGTCTCAGCTACCTCACGATCAACCCATTTACCATTTAGATTGCCATACTCTTCACCCTTGAGCTGCACAAAACCCTTGTTGGGTTTCTTGTCGAAGTGGGCAATATTATCTGCTAGGTCGTTAGCTGCATCAATCTTTGCTTTGTTCTGGAGGGCCTGTTTGAGGCGCATATCCTGTGCAGCAAATGGGTCAATGATCTTGTCCTTTAATTCATCAGGCATCTTGTCCCACTCTTGGCGCTCAATAGCCGCTGTCTTGTCTAGTTTGTTTAGATCTACATCACCAAACTTACCAGTAGAAAAGTCCACATCATAGGTTCGTGGCGTGTGCATACCGTCTTTAAAGGCCTCATACGTCTTGTCGTCAATGATCCCGAGGTTGTGATTAATCTCGTTACGTAGCTTGTTGAGCTGGATACTTTCCTCTACGACATTGCGTAGGCTATTAGGCAGTTGGTCTGGAGTGATCTTGTATGCGTTTTCTGCGCCGTACCTATGAGCTAATACCTCTGGTGATTGGAATACACGATCTACCATCTCACGGATCTGTGGGTAGCTCCAGCCTGTGTCCTTGCTTGCGTTTTCAATAGCCTTGTTACGTCGTTCAGCAATACGCTCTACCACATGAGAGGCATTATTGATCTGTCCCTTGTAGCGACCAAGGGCGGCACGTTCTGCATCTGTACGACCAAACATGCTCCAGACGTTTCGTGGAGCTTGAGCTAGGGTAGAGGTAATCTTGTTGCGGGAGTTGATACCCTTTGAGATTGCCTCATTTGTAGCGTCAGAAAGCTTATTGCCTAATGCCTGCTGGATTCTTGGGAGAAGACCGAGTGTCTTACCTACTACACTGTTACGAGCCTTACCATCAATGTCATACCCCATAGCACGCATAAGGTCGTCTTGTAGGTCAGATGATGAGCGTTTGGCTGCGTCTGCCGCGTCAAAGTCATAGGCGTTGTTAGCTTGCACCTCTGCTGATTGTTCTGGTGCTTTTTGTTGCACACCCTCTACTGGAGTTGTCTCAGCGACTTGCTGTTCACGGGCCTGCTTAATATCGTCAGAAAGCTCCTTAGCCGTATTGTCTAGCTCTTGTTCTTGCTTAGCTACAGCCTCATCTGTACTAGCTTTGTTCTGGTTTATCTCCTCAGTAAGTTCATCAGACCGCTGCTCAAGTTCGGTCTTAGCTTCCTCTTTCTGTTTGGGAGTCATGTTAGGATCGTTGTCGATCTTGGTCTCTGCCTGCTCAATAGCTTTGGCTTCTACTGGCGAGGCGTCCTTGGCGGCCTCTTGCGGTACATCCTCTTTGAGAGGAGTGTTAGCATCAACCTCATCGTTCACTCGAGGGCGGGCCTCACGATCCCTGAGGTTAAGATCATCTAGCTGGCTACGGGTAGAAGCCTCTTTAAATCGTGGATCTTCATCGATCTTAGCTTTAATATCCTCTCGCTTAGGAGTATTAAGTTCTGGCTCATCTACCTTTGCGCGATCATTAAACTTTGGTTCTTCGTCCAGTTCGTTCTTGATAGCTCGTACTACGTCATCGTCTGCACTGCTTGCTGCCTTACCGATCATACGACCAAGCATACCCAGCCCGATTGGGGCAAGGTAGTTGGCAGCCGTGCCTTCTGGTGTAACCTTATTGTGGAGTGCGTCGTTTACTGTGTCTGCAGTACCTGTGATGGCAGCTTCCTTAGCTGTCTGGCCTAGCGCGTTGGCCCATGCACGTGTACCAGACTGAGCTGCCTTTGATCCGGCCTGTGCACCTGTAGCGACTGGCACGAACTGTGAGGCTTTGACACCTGCGTCAGTAAAGTCGCCGGCGAACTTGCCAAGACGCTCTAGCTCATTCATGTGCTCAAGACCATTGTCACCAACCTTGACCTGGTTGTTGATGTCGAGACCTACCTTCTCCTCAAGGATCTGCTTGAGCTTATCCTTACTGATGCGACCGGCCTTGTAGTCCTCGTTGGCTTTGAGCAGTTCCTCTTGCACACTCTGCTTTGTTTTGTCGTCAAGCATGCCGATAGATGTGCCGATACGGCCTGCAGTAGCCTTTACTGGGTCTTCAATGACATTCTCGTAAAGCCATTCACCTGCACGCTGAAAGTCGCTCTTGCCATCATCAATACCGTATTTCTTACGACGTGCGTCAATCTCCCTATTAGACAAACTACCAAGCTCATTTGCTCGGTTCTTTAGTGACTGGGTAAGGCCGCGGATATATCCCTCGTTGGCCTGGTCTCCCTTGGCTAGCTCTTGCCGAAGCTTTGCCGCGTCTGATTCATAATAGTTGCCACGATCGTTTTGTGGTTGTGCTGTAGCAAGTTGAGCAGCCTCTGCGTGCTGTGGGTTGTTCTTCTGCTCTTCTACCTTCTTCTGCTGCTGGAGTTGTGCTTGTACACGCTCCCTAATAGCAGCTTGGGGATCTTCTGTCCCCTGGTGCGAAACGTTCTGGTTGAGCTTGCTCTTGTCTACCTTTGGCTTGTCCTTCTGGATGTTGAGCTGGTTGGTAGGTTGAGCCTCTTGCTGTTGTCCTTGGAAACGCTGAGCTACCTGTTGCTGAACAGGGGAGAGTGTTGCATCTCCCCCGCCATCGTATTGAAAGTTTTGCTGTGGGGCTTGGTAACCACCGCCGCCACCTCCTTGGCGTCCTACATAGGTATCGCCTTGGAATAGCTCTGGCTCATAGCGTTTTACGTTTTCGCGGAAACGCCGATTAGACTCACGCCATTCATCGTTCGTGAGCCAACCGTTACCTTTTACGGCGTTACCAACTCTTTCAAAAAATCCCCACACGGTCTACCTCCTATTGCTGTGCTGTGTAAGCGTCACCGAACTGTGCCGCGTTTTTCTTTTTAATCTCGTCAATCTGGCCCTTGTTTGCACCAGCAGCGTTACCGATACTATCAACAGCAGCTTCCTTCATGCCGCCACCAATCGAGCTTTTGAGGATAGAGTCAAGCGCGCTGCTCAGGCTGTCTGCACGACCACCGTCACCGGTAAGCTCAGACAGTTTCCCGCGTGCACCAGACTCAGTGTTCATGTTGCCAATGTCGGCCTTGACGTTACCGATCTTGTCCTCAATGCTGTTACGACCACCACGTAGCTCAGTAAGGTCTTTAACCTCATCTGCACGACCGTTGAGGCGGTTAGCACTCTCGTGATCAGCACGCCACTTAGCTTTTGTACCTTCAACGTAGTTACCAAGCTTAGCCAGGTCTTCTTCTTTGTTTTTCTTGATCTGCTTGTTGGTCTCTTCAAACCCACTCTTTGCGCTGTTCTTTGCGTAGGTGCGGTCTGTTGAGTCGCCTGAACCAAGGGCTGCGTAGCTGTTGTCGATAGTAGCAACACCGTCAGCGTATTTCTGTGCTGCCTTACCAAGTTGCTGGCCGTATTCGTCCTCAAGCTCACGTGCGCGCTCTGCGGCTACATTGTCGAGGTTACCAAACAGTTGGTTGTAGAGGGCATTAAGGTCATTGACCCGTGCGTGAATATCACCACGAAGCTTACCCCGCTCTGCGTTTTCTTGTGCTTCACGAGGGTCTACCTGTGGTACTGCACGACGCACTGGTGCTGCTGCACGACGTGGTGCTGCATATCCATAACCGCCGCCAATCGCTTGTCGGTCTGCTGCTTGAACCTGAGCTGCTTGCCGAGCGTCCCACGCCCGTTGGTCTGCGTCCATCGCAGCTAACTCATCAGCAACCTGTCCTATAAAGTCTGAGAGTGTTGCCATTACTTTGTTTCTCCTGTTTATTTTTTATAGTTATAGTATAGCATTTGGCTATAGGAATGTGTAGTTGCCGTCTTGGTTCTGAAGATCCTTGAGCTGGTATACAAGTACCCATCCTAATAAGGTGAAGGTCTCGCCTACCGTATCGTTGCTGAAGCGGATCTTTAGTGTACGCGAATCAATGTTGACACCAATCTCGTATGTGGTGTGAGAGGTGTTGGTGACAGATGATCCACCAGACCCACCGGTGTTTGATAGGCCAAGGTCGTTCTCTGTATATGTATCTGATTGAGATGTACCGTAGATCAACTGTCCAAACTCATCTGTACCAAGACCACCGGGCAATCCTGTTGAAAGCTCTACTGGGCGACCAGCTGTACCGTTCTCTGTCTCGTAGGAGATTTGCACACTACCTGTAGTAAGGCGGAATATAGGGAATAGCTCGTACCAGTATTTCTCCCGCTCGATAGACTTTGCCTCAAATGCACGAGTAATGAATACCGCTTCGATAGGCTCACCATTGTCGTCGTACTTACCCCAGACAAACTCCTGAATCTGTGTAGTTTTATCGTCAGCAAAGATCAGGTGGTATTTCCTGTCGTTGTCCTTATCTACGAAAGCGAGTATATCGTTGGCGCACACATTGTCCCATAGTGCCCAGGCATAGAAACGTCGGTCATATACAATAAGCGTGTTGTTCCGTTCGCTATTGAGGGGGACTGAAAGCCAGTACCTATCGTCGTAGTACACTGCAGTACACCGTGTGTATTGGGCTGGTGGAATGTCTTTGAGGAGGTTCTTGATACGGCTTGAAAGCTCATTCGTACGGATAGCAGCGTAGTAGTTTGGCTCGTTACCAAGGACATACACACCCTTATCTGTAAGGAAGTAGCAGTCGTTCTCTACTGATGCGATAGTGTTATGCGACACACATCCATATGAGCTTGATACACGCTGAACCACAAAGTTGTTTGAGTCGTTGAATGACAGCTGAAAAATAGACCGTTCCTTGAACACAATGAGGACGTCCTGGAAAAAGCCTAGGCCTGTTACTGCTTGGCCGTCGTTCTTATTAATGTCGATAGCTCGTGATGTTTGGTCACCTGCAAAGACAGTAGCACCTGGTACTTGCTCTGCATTGTTGATAGCAATGTCGTTTGGGTCACTTGGTGCAACACTGTTAGTGAAGCGGCTTGGCTCTTTTGCCGGCGCAAAGTATAGACGGAATGGCTGGCCTGGTGTGCCGAAGGCTACATGATAGCCCTTGTAGATGACAGACCCTTCTGCGCGAGGCATAGTGCCTGGACGCTCTAGTTTATTGCCATCCCATACAACACCACCGTTCGTCTTGTCCCAGATGTATGTCTTCTGGTAAAGGGATGTGAAGTTGACTACCTTGTCTTTGTCGACTGTAACTGTGGTAGATAGAGGCTCGCTTAGTGCACGGTTCTGGTACTTACGGATATTACCGCCATCAGCAAGCATGACATAGTTGAACCGTTCTGATTGGTACGCACCGAGGCCGTTTGAGGGCGAGGATAGGTTGAAGTTCAGTGCTTGGTAGCCTGGACGCTTTGTAGCCGCACCACCCTCTACGTACTCAATGTTCTTTGTACCGTAGGTTGATTCCTTGTCATTTGCAAGGATGTCAGCCACAAGCACGTTAAGACCACGTGATGGGTTCATCACACGAATATCATTGTATCGTGCATTAGCGCTTCCGGCACGTAACCTATGTTGGGGTTGTTGTGTCCAGCGTACCATACTAGTCTCCTACGTCTCCTGTGTATGTACCCATAGCATCCTGGTAGGAAGTGATGTGTCGTGGTGTGTGCCGTTGAGCAAGGCCTACGAGGCGGTCAAGCTCTACATGGAATTGATCCCACTCCTGAGAAACGTCTGCGTGAGCGGGGTTGTCAGCCTCCTTTGCGTAGATCAGTGCACCAATTGCCACAGCCATAGCTGAGGGGAATGGAACTTTCTTATTCGCTGTGAGTGCTGGTGGTTCTGTCTGGTAAGTCATAGTGAACTTGTTAGCGCCAACAGCTTTATATAGGCCTTTGTTTTGATCAAACTCGAAGGACACTGTAGTTGAGCTACCTGAGCCAAGTTGCACCTCTGAGACGCCATCAATACTGCGCCAGCCCTCTAGATCAAAGTCATCTGGCAGGTAGCTGTTACCCTGGTTGTCGGGCGCTACTGTTGCACGCTTCTTGCTGAATGTCCATGGGTAGTATCGCCATGCGTAATCAAAAGCATCTTGGCAGTACCGCTCAAGGTTGTCTGTCTCACCTGCGGGAAGGTTCTTGCGTCCCATCAGGTTGTTGAGCCGGATAAGTACGTCTGATAGATCAATCATATTAGTTCACCCGATATTCTGGGAATACCTCCCTTAAGTCTTGTACTAGGCCGTTAGTTGCGCTACGATCCTTTGATTCCTTTTTTGCAGTATCGAATAGGCGAGACTTACCGTCAAGCATCTCATCGACACCAACGATAGCCTGCCAGGTCATGCGTGGTACGCTTACACCGAACTTTAGGCCCATAGCGCCTTTCTCTTTTTTGTCGTACACCTTGTTCTCACGTGTCTTCTTGAGCGCACGCTGTTGAGCTTTCTGCTCTTTAAGGGCTTTTGGATTGGTTTTGCCGAGCAGGTCGTGAACCTTTCTCCAGCGTTTTTTGTAGTCTGTCTCGTTGACAATATCTTCTGCTAGTATAAAGTTTTTTGTTTTCTTCATTTTTAAATACCTCTTACTAAATTATACCAAAAAGAAACCCCCCTGGGTAGGGGAGTCTCCTCTGGCTGAGCACAGAAACTAGGCGTTCTTGATACCCTTGACTGCCATGTTGGCGGCTTCGTAGAGGCCTTCGAGGGTAGCTTCACCCACGATTGCACCCTTCTCGTAGTCACCACCCTTTGGTGCATCCATGTTCTTTGGCTCACGGAGATACGCGATCTTCCAGGTTGCCTCAGTAAGGACAAGGAGGTTACCAGTATCAGCAGCAGTTTTCACGCTGTTGATGAAGCGGTGCTTAAAGATCTTAACAATACCAAAGTCGCTCTCGTACACATCAACGGCGTTGACCAAGCGGCGGTCTTTAGCCTCGATGTTACGAGTGTTGCCAGCAGTAAAGCTGGAGATGGTTCGCTTACCACGAGCACCAACGTAGACAGCGTCAGCGTTACCGCTAGCAGCCTGGCTGGTGTCCCAGACCTTCTGGAAGTAGTCGTTAAGCAAAGCTTCCGTCAGGTTGTTGTTAAGGTTAGCGACCTTGTTGGTGGTGATTTGGTCAAAGATACCACCCATCTCACGAGCCGTAGTAGCGTTACCAGCGTTGGCTACACCGTGCAGCAAAGCCCACTCGAGCTTGTGCTTCCAGTTCACCATAGCTTTAGCGCTGTGGTAGGCCTTTGGCGATGTCATGCCTGCGTGCTTCGAAGCTTCCTCAGTGCCAGACACCTTCCAGTCTTGGACGATGATCTGGGTGTAGTTCGTCTTGCGGGTTGGGTTTGTTACATCCCCAGCACCGTAGTCAGCACCCTCAACCGCTTTCTTGTCGTTCGATGTGTCAGTAAGCGTATCGTAACCATCTACCAACCACTGGTGAACGGGTTGCTCAGCCTTGCTTTTCCCGAGGCCGGTAGTCAACTGCGTTTCAGTTGGGTAGAGATTGGTGATGTAGCTCAAGACATCTTCGACAACAGCCTTGTTGTTGTATGTCAATGATTGGGCCATTTTTTATATCTCTCCTGTTTATTTTTATACATACATATAATACCACAGGAGAGATTTATAAAACAATAGCTACTAGAATGTGCCTTCGTCGATGCGCTGCTGCAAGATCTGGGCTAATGCGTCTGCCCCACCCTGCTCAATCATGCGTGCCTGGTCAGCTGCACTTGGCTTTTGCTGGACCGGTTGGCTTGCACCGTTCGTCGTAGGTTGCACTTGAGTGTAGGTTGTTTGCACTTGGCTGTCTGCAATGCCTTGGCGGTACTGGTTGCCTGCAATATTGATGATGCTTTCAGCTGCCTGTGATGGAGTCATCATTGTGCCGTTCTGGAGCGCTTGCATGCGGACTGCGTGGACAATGTTGCGAACCTGTGGGTTCTTGAGTGACGGGTACTCATCCATCGCTTCGTTCCAGAGACGCTGTTCGCTGTTACGGATGGTCATCTGCTGCTGAACTTGCTGCATAACTTTCTGGCTGATCTTGTCGAAGGCGTCGCCAAAGAAGTTGTTGATGCTCTCTGGGTCATCCGGGTTTTGAATGTCAGTAACCTTTGGAAGTGCTACCTCTTGCTGCTCACCAAGCAAACCGCTCATGTATTCATCATAGCTCTGGTAATGAGGGGTCTGAGGCTGTGGCTGAGTAGCTTCCTGCACCTGTGGTTGCTGCACAGGTTGTGCTTGCATAGGCTCAGCCATCTGCTGAGGTTGCTCTTGTGGCTGCTCCTGAGGAGCTTCCTGCTGCATGTTAGTGTCAACTGCTTGAGCCAGTGCGTCTACTGTAGTTGGTTGTTCGTCCATTATTTTCTCCTATTAGTTTGTTAGTTATATTTTATCATAGATGAATATCTCGTTGCAATTTGGATTTGCGCAGGCAAACGTATTGCTGTTGAGGTCATCTTCTATGCGTACTAATGTTTTGTGTTTACACTCAGAGTCGTTGAATGAGACAAGTTCCTCTGGTGCGATGCCGTCTACAAAGTCCCCACCATGCATCTTTGTAATGCGAGATGAGAGGGTCTTATCTCTCTCTGGGCTACGATTCGAATTGTCGGAGTTGGTCATCAATCTCTCTCACTGTCTTAGCTGTTGTATCATCCTCTGCTCGTGCAGTTATGACGTTGCGGATTGAGCGAAGGCCACGGACTCTCCCGTGTAGGCTGAGGTATGTATCGCGATCAAGCGCCTCGTTCTTGGTCATAGCATTTACGGCGATAGTAATCTCGTCATCTATAACCTTAAGCACGAACTTGCCTGACTCTGTAGATAGCAGGGCTTCTGCTGCAATATGTTCTTGAAGCCTAGCCCGGTTAAAGGCTAGGTTCTTCTTCAGTTGTTCTATATAATTTTCTTCCATTTATTTCCTTTCTACCCAGCTAGTGTCGGGTTCTTTAGTGAGCGAACGGGGAATGAGTCAGGCATAGACTTGCCGTCAGACTGTGTTGTAAAGTCCTGTGCCCCTGGTGCTACCTGTGGTTGGATGGCTGCGGGAGCTTGTGCCTGTGGTGGCATGTCTGGGGTCGGTGTCTCAGGTGCTGGAGCTTGTTGTGGTTGGCCAGGCTGTTGTTGAGGCGCTGCAGCAGGTGGCAGGATAAAGTGTTGGTAGTTCTCACCAAAGTGCTCTGCGCCCCGCATAACAATCTCGTTCCAGTCGATACGGAGGGCGTCTGCTGGATTACCTGTACGCTCTGATTGTCCAACTGAGCTGGTCTGCCATGCTTGCATGTTTGTTACAAAGTCAAGGAAGTTGCGTCGCTTCTCATCTTTACTGACTGGCTCAAATGACCCGTCATCGATCTTGATACCAAAGATACCAATCATATCTACAGGACGGATGATATTAGAGATAGTCTCACCGTTCTTTGTGGTGTCGTAGATAACGTCAGAGACCATGAACTGCTGAGAGTTGCTGCTCCACATCTCGCCTACCTCACGCCAGCTACGGCGGAAGTTTGCGCGCATAAAGCCAACCTTTTCTGCCGCTGCCTCCATCATACGTGTCACACCGGTTGCTGTACCCTGTGTAGAGTCTGTAGCGCTGTTAGGCACACCTGAGGCGTACTGAGAGATGGTAGCGTTTTCGATAGCACCGTTGATCAGGTTCATAGCCATGTTCATGTTGTTGGCGTCTGGCTGAGGGAACTTGATCGGCGTTGGCCTTTCACCGCGGTAGATCAATGTACCAGCTGGGCTGATCACAAAGTCATCAACGTAAGCGGATTCCTCAATAGCAAGCATACCGTCTGCCGTGTTCTCACGATCCATGAAGTGGTTGAAGATGTCATTGACTGCAGCTTGCATGGTTTCGCTGTTCTCAAAGATAGATTCGCCAAAGAACTGGTATGGTTTGCGTCGGATGTAGAAAGCTACGAATGGATATTTCTGATGCCAGTATGGGTTCTCAACGCGTGAAAGCTCAACCCACTGAGCCTCTGTGTTGCCGCCTGATTGAGCGTAGATAATGCACTCGTTCGTTTCCTTACTCCAACACTCAAAAATCTCTACCATGTTTGTGGTGGAGTCAAGTGCGCCTGGATCTTGTGTGTTAGATAGCCTGTTGCGGCCCGCCTCGTATTGAGCAAACTCATTTGTGACGAGACCTTTGCGGGCGTTTTGCAGTGCCTTCTGGTCAATTGAGGTGTCACGCTCTAGCTCGTAGTAAGGCTTCTTGTCGTGGATGATGACCCATGGTGACTGCTGAAGGCTGCGTGCCCCTGGCATAAGGAATACGTTGAATACGTTCACAGCCTGCAGGGCGTTGTATCCCTCTTGGGCTGACACGGTTTTCTTTACGCCAAAGTTCACCATGTCCCCGTTTGCTGTGTATGAGTTGTACTGGGACGTCTTGGTAAGGTAAGGTACACGTGCTACACCCTGGCCCGTGACTGCTGCATCAAGCATGACAGACAGAAGTTCGTCAGGGATGGAGTCGCCTAGGAGTGGGTTGTCAAAGTCGTACTCAAGCTTCATACGTACCCGCTCTGCACGCTTAGACATAACCTCCATGTACTTGTTGAACTGCTCTGTTGAGAGAGTGTTCACTGGCAATGTGCGTACTGATACCTCCCAGCCTGGACGGTACTGGATAAAGCGAGAGATAAGATCCCACACCTTTGAGGCGATGATTGGCATGTATACCTTAGATCGCCACGGGGCCATACGCTTGTTCTCGACGTGGGCGTACATGTCGTTGTACCACTTGCCCCACTTTTTGAACAGATCCTTTTGATAGTCCTTAGCGGTGTTATAGCGGCTACTCCATTTCTGAACCTCTTGAACTGGAGTGGTCTTTTCTTTGTTTTCCTTTTTGGTTTCTTTTTTCTCATCGAGCCCAGCAAGCTGCGGTGTAGCTGGGAGCTGGAATTGTTTGTCTTGATTTGGTTGCATGCTACCTCTTTTTTTATTTCTAGTATAGCACTTGAGGCCTATAGTACGCTAGTAATATCATCTACTGTGTTGCGTAGAAAGCGTGATACACGTACCCTGGCGTCGTTGTAGTCTAGCGGTGGTACTGCAGTCTTGCGGAGGTAAAAGTCTTCCTCGTGCCTCTTGCGGTCTGGTTCGTCTTTGATGATGTATGACTTGCGGCGGTGAAACTCATCGAGATACACAGTCGCCTGAACAAACTCCATGCCACAGAGATAGAGGTAAGCAGCTAGTGCAGTATCGTCTGTGGTGAAGTATTTCATTCCTCTGGTACACCTCGTGTCATTAGGATGCGGTTCTGCTTTACAATCTCATCATGGTAGCTCTCGTTGTCGAGTGGCTTGGCTGTGAACAGGTAGGCTTTGCCGCCAAAGTGAACACTACCAATCAAACCAGACTCTCCATCGAAATACTCAGTCTCGTTGATGATTGCTCGAAGGGCTTGTTGGTAGCCCTTGATCCGTAAAATATCTTCTGCTAGTTGTTTTTTCATTTACTTATTTCTCCTATCTACCTCTGATTATACCACACTAAGACAGTAATCGTCCAGTCTCTGGGTCATAAACTCTCTCTGTTTTTCGTTCCTTTCGGGAGCGGATATGCTTCTGGTCTAGGAACAAATAGCGGAGGGCATCTAGGAGGTGGTTGTTGCGATCCTCAGGAATTTCAGACACCTCACCGAACGGGTTGCGCATGTACTTGTACGACTGTAGTTCGCGTATTAGGTTGGTGCAGTTTGAGGTGATGAATAGCTTTGGCTTTCCCGTTTCCTCCCTCACGTACAAATGTGTCTTCACAAGCCGTATACCGGCCCTCAGAGAGTCTTTACCCTTCACTGCGGGTGTTACCCACACTCGGTTGTCTCCAAGCGCTGCAGAGCGCAGAGAGGCTATTTCCGTAGCGCCTGCTGAGTCTCCAATGATACGGGTGAAGTGACGGTCTCCCATCTTCATGTGGAGGGCGTATCCGATGCGGTCAATGGGCAAATCTGGCTGGTAAATCTCATCATACACATACCAGTTGTTATTCATGTCTACAGCCACGTAGACGGCCGCAAACGGGTCTTTAAGGCCAAAGTCCATGCCTATCACGTATGTCATGTTGTCACGCGGTACATCCATAGGAGAGATGATATGCTTTTCCTCATTAAACTCGTTGTAGACCATTGTGCTTGGCGTGGTAAACTTAGCCTCCCATTCTTGCACCCACTCATCGATACGGCCATCTCGTTCGTACTCGCGCTTAGATTGTTCCCACTCCTCGAACCGGTGAGGCAGGGCTTCGTTGTCTAGCATGGTGGCGTGTGAGTAGAAGTACTTGCCGTCTTTGTCCCGCATGGACTTTTGAGCGAGCATAGCGACGTCGTAAAAGCAGTTGTTGACGCCATCTGGTGTTGAGGTAAAGATTGCCCACCCTTGATAGTCTGCGAGGGCTGGACGGATGATCTTACGCCAGGTCTCCTGTCCGTCCTTGAAGAAGGCGTACTCGTCCAAGACTGCACCACGGAGCTTCACACCACGCAGAGAGTCAGGGTTGTCTGCACCCTTGAGCCAGATGATGGATGGCTCGTTAGGAGCGTGTACGGAATCGATGTTGTGGCCAATGATGCTCTCAGCCTGTACCTTGTAGTGGAGCGGCTTGAGTTGGATGTAGAGCTGGGTTTCGTCTGTCTTCTCGATCATCTCCTTAGGCACAAGCAGTTTAAGAATATCGTTCCAAAAGATTGATTTAGCCTGGCGATATGTAGGAGCGATGATGTAGTAGTTCCCCGGCTTGTCCATTGCGTGTAGGATGGTTGTAGCGCCAATCATGAACGACTTACCTGTACGACGAGACCAGTTGCCAACCTTGAAGCGGGCGGGGCTCAGCATAAATTCTCGTTGCTTGGTGTGTGGTTTGAATTGTGCAATGTTCATTTTATTTCCTGTTTATCTATTGCTTCTATTATACCATCTGAGGTATAATCGTGGTAGAAGCTTATGGTAGCTCCTTCAAAACTTGTATCGTGTTAAGGTAAAACTTGTTCTTTTCGCACAACTTATTGCTTATAGGATAACTAACTTTCGATCATAGAAAACTCCATAGCTGGTCAACCCCAACCATAAGCGCCCAGCTCAAATAGCCCCTCCAGTAGCCCTCTGGGGGCTATTTTTTTATTCCAAAAAAAGTATTGCATATTGATCCAGAGTTTGATATTATAGTAGTGTATCTTATCTTCAATGATAAGAGTACATTTAAAAGCCAGTGTTTATCGGTAGCCTTTGGGAAAAGGTGACCTCGGCGAACCGGGAAGGTAAACATTGGTGTCCGGAAAGGGCTGTTGCATGCCTACCGAAGGACGTAAAATTGTGAGGTTCTTAATTGCAACATTCGGCCTGCTACCTGGCCGCGGTAAGGTAGCCTTTTATACTCTGGTATGGGAAACCATAACTACTAGTACCTTTTAAAACTTAGTCACTTATAAATCTCTCGCGAATGATTTATCAAGAGACACTACAATTCATCTGCAGCTTTTGACTGGAAACCAAGCAGAAGGTTACCGGTCAGGTTAAAGTTGCGCGTGCCGTTGTCGCATTAGGTTGGGTTCGGGCCTCACGGAGGTTTTTATAGCTGTTTTAAACAGTTTTTCTTTTATTCTTTTCTTTTTTTGTAGGTTTTTTTCTTTTCTTGTTTTCTTTTTATAATAGGGAAATTGGATTGTTATCTATTGCCCCTGGTATGGGGGAATGGAGAACAAGACAATTTGCCACAACCTCAAGTATTAAAGGTTATCTGCTATTAAAGTATTAACTAATAAATAGTAATTATATCTACCAACTTAAGATAGTAGATAACCTATAGATTAAGATAACCTATAAATAAAACCCTATACCAGAGGTAATAGATAACTATATAATTTCCCTCCGGTAAATATATAGTAAATATATAAATAATAATATATAATAGATATATATAGATAATAACTAATAAGAAAGAGAAAACAGTTACTTCGTAACTGGAAAAGAGAAAGAAAATGAGGAATGATGTTTACTCAAGAAAAACAGCTGAGCAGAGAAAGGCTTGGTGGGATTCTCTCACTCCTGAGCAGCAGTCAGAGCGGATTGAGAAATGGGAGAGAACGAGAAAGAAAAACAGAAAAGACAATACGGGTAAGGTAGAGACATGGACTAATCATATTGGGCACTTTACCAAGGTCTGGCTCACAGCTGATTCTTACCGCGTCACCTTTTCCCCTACAAAGGAGTCTGACGCAAAGCCTCGTAAGCAGCCAACTAAAGAACGAAGGTCGCTTACCTCGCGGAGGCACACTACATCCTCAGGCAGAGAGTCAATCCTCAAATCTTTAACCAAGCAGAAAATCGTGATAGAATAGTAACAGTAAACAAGTAAATTTTTTAGGAGAATGAAAATGGCAAAGCTACAATACGGCAACTACTCGGCATGGCTCACAGGTGACATCCTGCGGGTAGCATGTGACAACAAGCTGGTACGTATGGAGACTGTACCACCAGACGCACTGCGTTATTTCCGTGAGGCATTCGACATGGATAAGCGAGATGCAGCACGTGAGAAGGCAAAGGCCATTAAAACGGCCCAGGAAGCGTCTAAACCTTCAAAAGGTAAAGTAGGTCGTCCTAAGAAACAAAACGCAGCAGAGAGCCTCTCAGAGGGCAATAAGAGCGAATTACAGGCAGCGCCTAGTGTACAATCCGCTCCAACACAGCCTGCTCCAGCGCAAAGCGTGGGGAGCAATATAGCTCCAAGTGAAGAGCCTGAAGTTTTGCCAGCACCAGCCCCGCTGCCCGATGAGGATATTCCTGCACCTACTGCTCCTCCACAAGACGCAAACATCTACAGCCAAGAGGACATTGATGCAGTGAGCATCTACACCGTGCCTATTGCCATGCTTGCTGAAGCTCTGCATGAGCGATTCGGTGTCTACACGGTATTCCGGGGTGAGATGCCAACTGAGTCTGAGGTATCCCCTCTCACTGGCCAGCCTATGACTGCATACCAGCGTGGTGAGGCTTATCAGGCCGCTCGTAGGGCTATTGCACATGGTGTGCTAGATATGGACTTTGAGCAGGTAAAGATGGATCTGGACGGCTCTCAGAAGGCCTCAGAGGAGCTACGAGAGACGTTTGATCGGCCAACACAGATCCTGTCCGTAGAAGATCATCGCCGACTAAACACGTTCGATTCCCGCACCTCTATGGCTGCAATGAAGACTCGCACGTATGACGACATTGATGAGCCAGTAGCAGAACCTAACATGATGGGTGAGATTATCCGCCCTAACTGGTAAAATATGAAGTGTCTCGTTCCAAAACAACTGTCTCATCAGGACATTCAATTCATCAAGCTGCTGTTCGATGGGAAACCTCGGGCGGCAGCCTTCCGTGAGGCATATCCAGACAACCGTGCAGTTCAGCGCTGGCATAAAGCTCAGAAGCTACCAATGGACTCACGTGAGCGGCGAAACGCCAAGGACAACCTGCAAAGCGCAGCTATATGGAAAGTAAATAGAGACCACATAAGAAAGGCAATCATGACATACCAAAAACGCATGGATCATCTCGCGGACCTGTCCCTAGACGTTGCAGAGGAGCTGCTTACAGGTGCACGATCTGAAAAGGTTCGGGCTGATCTGGCAACAGAGTTTATCCGCCAAAAGGTCGGCACACCAACACAAAAGAGCATCCAGCACACAGAGCAGACCATCACATTCAGTCTAGACGCCCCAGCTGAAGTACCCAGTGTCCGCACAGATAAGGCGATAGATGCAGAGCATATCATGAAGATTCCTAAGAATACATAACACATGCTTGACTTATCAGTCACTGTCCTGTAATATAAGAGAGTGCAACGACGGCGCACAATAAGAGAGTCCTATCGCGGGGGCTCTTTTATTATTGGGGCTATCGCTATTGGGCTTCCCGTATCTCCCGCTTGCCCACTACTGAGCTTCCCTAATCTCGCCAGTCAGGATGTTCTGCCACATCGCAAGCTGAGGATCCCATCGCCAATGCTTACACGGAGAAGCCTGATTACAACACGGTAGGCCTGTTTGCGCGGGTTTGGGCGTCTCCGGAATTTCTGGGGTGGGGGTATTATTTGGGACTCCATATACCTGCTTGTCAGCCTCTGTATACTCATCTGCTAATCTATTGAGCATGTCGCTCGTAGACTCCACAGACAGCCTGTATCGCTGTCCTTTCCGGGTAATGTACACATCTCCGCTCTCAGCCGCCTCAAACGCCTCCTTGAGCTTCATTCTAAACTCTCTAATGCTGTATTCTCGCATGATACCTCCAGCTTTTCCGCGGGAGACCAGACTGCCTCTACCTCTGTAAAAGGCAACTTCTCCCACAGGGAAAACGCAAGTTACGTTGATTTACCCCTCAATTGTATCACTTTGTGTTGTCCCACACCACGGGTGTGTACACAAAAGTCTAAATCCGGGCCAATTTGTGTACACCTGTGTACACCAGAGGGGCAATTGTGTATACATTTTGGGGTGATTTGGGGCTAGTTTTAGCACTTTTGTATCAGAGTGGGGGTAACCTTTATCCTAAGAGTACCACCATATGGGAACCCATGCAAGGCGGGGTGGGGGGCATTATGGTTCGTACAATATGCATTATGCGATGTTTGACCCCTGTTAGCCCTGTATATATATAGATAACAGGTGTAATACATAGAACATATGTACCATTGCAATAGTCCTGGAATGTGTTCCAATTAAAGCCCTGTTCTTGTATTCACTTCTCTACTAATTACTCTCTATATTGGAATGGAGAGAGATTGGTGGGCTTGTCTTTCTTTCGCGGCAAATGTGACTGTGCGTGCTGTGTATTATATGTCTTGCTGTACTCCGTTATATCTCCTCATAGTAGATAGTGGTTTAAGTGATGACAAGTAAGGGGAAGGCCTGGCTTTGTCTCGCGCCAAAAGTGGAGTTGCAATTGTGCGTTATTGTGTTGCTATGTTGTGGATAACTTAAGATAAAAAAGTCCTCTAATTTTGTTAAAAAGTCTTTACATTTCTATTGGGCTTTGCTATACTAAAGACAGTTAAGAAAGAGGCAGACGCCAAGGGCCAGACCCTACAGCGGACTTAACACCGGAAGAGCTGCCAGCAACCACTACTGAACTTTAACAATTAGGCCTAACCAAATAATAAACTTAATCGGAGGAGATTAAATATAGAACAGGCAAACGTAAATCATTTACACTAATAACCATATAAAGTATTCATATTACAGGGGACAACGAAAATGTTCAAGATCAACTACGCAACCATCAAGGCCATGAGCGAGACCACCAAGAGCTGGCTGCCTAAAGACCTACGAGGGCTTGACTACGAGACGGTCGGCTACTACACACCAAGCTACGCTAACTGGAGCTACCAGGTTGTTGCTGCCAAGGTGCAGGATGACGAAGGTAACGAACAGGACATGTATCTACTCACACAGTTTGGCCAAGTCAAGGGCTGCCGCAGCGTTTACCCTGAGATGACGGAGGACACAACTTACACAGTAGTGAAGGACGGCAAGACCTGGGGTGGTCGCAAGTTCACTGGCCGCAGCAAGCAAATGGATTTGTTCGAAGCCGCAGAGGTAGCCGCAACACACGGTGGCATCATCATGGAAACAGTACTAGACGGCGACGGCTGGGAAGTATCAACACGAGTATACAAGGAGGACTAGAAGGAGTTATGACAAAGAAAGAACAACGAACCAACTCACTTATCCTAGCAATCATCGCACTTATCCTACTGGTAATTATAGCGGTAGGATACCGTGCACCTGAGGCTAGCACCGAACAAAAGAAAGCATTTCAAAGCTACACATGTAGCACCTACACCAAAGACCATCTAACATCATACGAGTGTGACAAGAACTAGAGGGGAGTCATGACCAAAGAACAAACCAATCACTGGGCACGAGTAGCAGAGGATACTGTAAGCCCATACAACGAACAGAAAGCACAGAAATATATCAAGCGAGCAAGTGAGCGTGAGCTGCTGGCACTGATCGTGTGTGATGGTGACGAGGATATGGAAGCACCACTACTACGATCACGAGGCAAAGAGCGTGAGCTTATCGTAGCTAAACTACTAGGAGAGGATGATGAGTAAAAAGAAATTAATATTAGTATTAGTACCACTGGTACTCGCGTACCTGTACGCTATCACCCTTGCGGGCATCTGGATCTATGGACAGATGCATCCAGCAGATTATTCTTGGCTTGATGAAAAGCCAGTGTCGAGCACGACCAAACAGGAGAAGCCAGCACGACCATTACTAGATCAAATCAATGAGTACCGCAAAGAGAAGGGGCTCGCCCCACTACAGGCTAACTCTGACAGTACACAAGCAGCACAAGTACGAGCAACAGAGGTAGCAGAGTGTGGTGAGAAGTGTTGGAATCACACCCGACCTAACGGTGAATCATGGATCACAGCACAGAACATGAGCACGATCAGCATCGAGGATGGGTATTACGCAGCAACAGAGAACCTGGCAGAGTGCACACTAGATGATGCACACACACTGAAAATGTGGAAGCAATCACCTAAGCACAATGAGGCACTGCTGGGCAACTACACACAAGCTGGTATTTACCACACATTCGATAAGAGTGGGTGCAGGATCACCGCATTGGAGTTGAAGGCATGAACACAGATATAGCAATAGCAAACCTAGCAGACGTACAAGACTGGCTAGCGCAGGAGCTAGCAGAGGTAAACCAAGACTACCGCATCGAGCTAGCTGAGGCAATCATAGCAATAGATAAAACAATAAGCACGCTGGCGCAGTATCAGTGTATGGTATGTACAGATGATTAGACGAATACTAATAGTTATTGCATTCATACTATCAGTGATAGTGATGCGACTGATCACGAATATAGTGTACGGCTTATTCTTACTGATCGCTGGTGCGGTATCGCCAGACAATAAGGAAGCCATTGCAGTTGGCATGCTAACCGTAGCAGCAGTACTGATCGTGTACTACTGTATACGAGTAGTAGATAATAGAAAATAAAGGAGGTAACAGATGAAGCAAAAGATTCTAGAAGTTCTAGATAAATCAACCAATAACGGGATGAAAGCCAAAGAGATTATAGGCATCATCCAGACGGGGATTATCCAGGCACAGTACGATATGTGGGAGGAGCAACACAAGAACCGCAACACACCACCAACTGCCGCTACAGACTGGGCTGTCGCGATGATAGAAAACAAACTATTCGGGAGGCTAGACGATGGAGAGTAAACGACGAGGTAACACGAAAGTTGCTGAAAGATCAATTTTAAAGGGAGAAATAAACTCAGCAAAAAAGAGTCTGACATACGCAGAGGATTCCATTAATTGGTTTTTGAAATATGGGGGCGACGGCTCATACGGAAGCGTGCTCAAAAGTTCTATCAGGGCAATACGTTCAGCAATAGAAACCATTGATAAAGCTAAAGAATATATAAGTAATACATAGTAGGAGATAAAGACATGGAACAATGGCGAGGCAGCGCACTGTGTGCACAGACAGACCCGGAAGCTTTCTTCCCGGCAAACAAAGCATACGCTGATGAGTACAATGGGTACAACAACTACAATGATGCACGTAAGATTTGTGCAGAGTGTCCAGTAAAAGGTGAGTGTCTAGCCGATGCGCTTATGACTGGCGATGTGGAGTACGGCATGCGAGGTGGGCTAACACCACGTGAGCGTATGGGTATATTGGTAACAAAGGTGGCGATGTATGAGTGACAAAAAAGATATTGT